GCGGCGGTTAAGGCGATGGTGCGCCGCAAGATCGGGCCGCGTGGCGGGTTCGGTTGGGAATCGGCCGAGGAACGGATTGATATCACGCCGTTGGACGCGGTGACGCTCGCCCAGTTCGGGGCGGAACAACTACGAGAAACGAAGTCACGCCGGATGGAGGTGCTGTGATGCTTGAGGTTGAGGTGCCCCTCGCCGATGTTCCCCGGATCGCGGTGCCGACCACCATCCCGAACGAGGATCAAGATTTGATCCGCTACCTATGGGCCGGTCTGGTCGACAAGATGCCGATGAACCACTTGCGGGCGTCGTATTACGCGGGGAAACGGCATTTGCAGCAGGTTTCCGACATCGTGCCGCGCGCCTACTACAAGCTGAATTTGGTATTGGGTTGGTGTGCGAAGCCGGTGGACATGCTCGCGCAGCGCGTGAACCTGGACCGGTTCGCGTGGCCGGGCGGTGACCTCGACGACGCCGGACTGCCAATCCTGCTCGATGGCCAAGATCTCGTTTCCGACCTGGATGCCGCTCAGGTGGCGTCCCTGGTGCATGGCGTCTCCTACCTGGTCAACGTGCCCGGCCAGCCCGGTGAGCCGGTCAGCCAAGTGCAAACCTACGATGCCCTCAGCGCATTCGGCCTTTGGAATCGGCGTACGCGGCGGTTGGACGCGTTGCTGACGGTGGACGAGGTCCGCGACCGCCAGCCGGTGCGGTTCTCGCTGCACAAACCGGGTGTGGTGACCGAGTTCTGGGTGACCGATAACCACATCGCGCATCAGGCATACCCGACTGGTTGGGGTGAGGTGCTCGCCGAGCCATTAGTGTATAAACCGCGCGTCGGCCACCCGTTTGGGTACTCGCGGATCACCCGGTCCAGCATGGGATTGACGGACGCCGCGATCCGCGCGTTGATTCGCCTTGAGGGGCACCTGGATATCTACAGTTTCCCGGAGCTGTTCATCCTTGGCACGGATTCGTCGATTTTCAAGGACGACGACGGCGCTTTGAAGGACTTGATGCGGGTGCGGTTGGGGCGTTTGAAAACCATCGCCGACGACGATAATGCCGCGCATCCGCGCGTTGATGTGCGGCAGATAGCGGCATCAAGCCCGGAACCGCATTTGGCGGCACTGTCGGTCTACGCGAAACTGTTCGCCCGGGAAAACTCACTCCCGGATACGGCTTTCGCCATTACCGATATCGCTAATCCGACCAGCGCCGAGGCGTACAACGCCTCGCAGTTTGAGTTGATAGCGGAGGCGGAACGCACCGCACGTCAATGGTCACGCCCGATCCGCCGCACGATTCAGCGCGCGTTGGCGATTCAAAACCGGCTGGCCTCCGTTCCGGACGATTACCGGCAGATTGATTGCCTGTGGCGTGATCCACGGTTCATGTCACGCGCCCAGGAGGCCGATGCCGGGCTCAAGACCATCAACGCGGTCCCGTGGCTCGGGGAAACCACCGTGGGTTTGTCGATGCTGGGATTGTCGGAGATGCAGATCGAGCTCGCGTTGTCAGAGCGTGGCGCGGCTGATGCTCGGATGCTCGCCGCCGAGATCGCCACACTCCCGGCGCTACCGGCCAACCCGTTCGTAGAAATGGTTGGTGGCGAGTAGTGGCCGCAACACCCGAACAGTACGCGAATGCCAGGCTGCGCGTGATCAGGGTGGCCCAGCGGCAGTTCGCTGCGTGGGTGATCGCGCATCCTGACGCAACCCCGGATGTGGCGGCGGAGGCCGTCAAGGCAATCATCCATCAGTTCGCTCCCGTGGCGCGCATCATCACCGCGGCTTGGTTCAACGATTCGGAGGCAGACGATGACGGCACAGACGGAGGTCTATCCGACTGACGAGGAATACACGGCGCTTTACGCCAATTGGGTGGCCCATGTGGTTGAGGACTCGGCAAAGGGGCCGAATTGGCTGCGGGAATTAAGCGATGCGATTGATCGGTCCCTGCACCGGGCCGCTGACGATGAGGCGCGGCGTCAGGCGCGGGCACGCGGCATCGGGTTGGCGTCCAAACCGGTGGATGATGCTTGTGCGTGGTGCATCATGCAAGCCTCGCGCGGCGCCGTGTTCGTCGTGGAGGATGTGAATTGGCATACGGACTGCAGGTGCGTGCTGGTTGACCCTCGCAAACTGCCGCCAGGGTTTGCCGACGCGATGTGGAACATCTGGACCACCTGCCAAGCCCGAACCAAGACGGGCGGGTTCAAGGAGACGTTGGCGGTGATGCGCCGCGAATGGCCGAACCTGATAGGCGACGGCGTTTTTCCGAAGGTGCCAAAGATACTCGACTTGGAAATGCTCTCAAGTGATGGTAAAATCATTGAGCCACTTTCGCAGGACCGTTGGGAACAAATACTTAGGAAACATTCCCCCGGAGGGACCAAGAGTGATGTTGCACAACAGTTCCGTGGAATGTCTAGCAGTGAGATTGCGAGATGGATTCGAGATGCAATTGAGCAAAGTGAATACTACGGTAATCCGTATCCCGTTGGTAGCAACAATTGGAACTATCGCTGGCAGATGCCGGACGGCCGCGACGGTGATGTAGCGCTGGCACTCATTGATGGAGAATGGAAGATTTGGACCGCTTTTCCAGCCAACCTGAATAAACCATTGCGGAGTTAGAAATGAATGGCAATTTTGAGTCAAAGGGTGAAAGTCTAGCGAATGCGATGGCGAGTTCTGTCATGCCGAAGATAGATGCCATTACCGCTGGTTGGCTAGAAGAACTCTCATATCAAGGGGAGTGGGAGCTTTTACTAGGCGGCGCTGTGAATTATGCTCGACTTCCCGAAGTCAACTTGCCGATTTTTCCGGAGGTCGCAGAATATTATTCGGTTCTAGATGACGGCGCTGTGTTGGCAGCGAAGCAGTATTTCGCGGATTTGAGTGCGACACGTTAACCTAACTTCAATAACGCCCGACCCCGTCGCTTCGCGGCGGGGTTTCACTTTACCCAATTTAGGAGAACCTTATGGCATCAATTGGTACGGCTTGGATTGATGTGAAACCGACCGGCGCTATGGTGGATGATATCCGGGCCATTTGTCGCGAGGAAATACTGGCGCGCGAGGCGGAGCTTGAGTTAAAGCGCAGGGAACGGATGCGCGCCTTAGGGCAACGCATCCGTTCCGGCTTAGACGATCAATCAACCCGATTTGCCGAGATCATCAATAATGCGCGTGAGAGTGGTGACCACTTCACGGAGTCCTTTTACCTGTCGCTCCAAGAGAATAACAGTATAATACGTCGAGCTTGCGAACTGCCAGAGGCCGTTGGTGCTGGCTAGCAGATAAGTCTCGGTTTCGTCGAGTTCAGTTCCCGGACGCCAATCTAGCGCCTGTTGTCGAGCTGCCGCTAAGTCTTGTGCCAATCTCCGTGAGATGTCGTAATCGTCAGGAACTTTGGATAGTAAGAGATCCAAATATTGCACACTTGGTGTATCCATTTCTTAAGTTAACTCGAACTACATTCGTGTAACCAACCCGTAGCCCCGTTCCATTTCGGTGCGGGGTTTCGTTTTATCCAAATAGGAGGTGCCGTTTTGGCGACCGTGGAAATTGAAAAGGCCGAGTTGGACCAACTCCGCGCCGATCTGACGAAAGCGCAAGCAGACGGCGTCAAACGCGCCGACGATCTCAAGGCAGCGGAGGCGGCGAAAACCCAGGCGCTCAGCCAGGTTGAGGTGCTCAAGACCGAGCACCAGAACGCCAAGGACGCACTGGCGGCTGCGGAGGCGGCGCGCGAGAACGCCGAGCTCGCAAACCTGCGTACCGAGGTCGGCTGGAACAAGGGCGTCCCCTGGGCCGCGCACCACCGCCTGATCGGCAAGACGCGGGCCGAGTTGGAGGCCGACGCAGACAAATACTTGGCCGAGTTCCCCAAACCCGGCGAAGAAAACAACCCCGGCATCCCACCAGCTGGTGGGGTGCGGTTCGTAGAGCCAAGAGTGTCCGGAGATCCGATGACGGACTTCTTGCGGGGCGAGCTCGCCAAGAAGAAAACCAAGTAACCACAACCCAAGTAACCACAACCCAAGAAACAGGAGAACACAATGGCACTTACCAGGGATGTTGGCAACAGCATTTTCGGGCTCGACGAACTCGAGCTTCCCCCGCACATCATCCGCCCCTGGCTGGACGGCATCGCCGCACAGTCCGCGGTCGGCACCCTCGCGCAACGCATGCCCATGGCGTATGGGGAATCGCAATGGTTCCGGTTCGCCGACCACGAGGCACAGTACGTTGGCGAGGGGCAGGCGAAAGCCGGTTCCGAGATTGACGTAAAGACCGGCTGGATCAAACCGTACAAGTTCCAGAAGACCGTGCGGTTCCCGGTCGAGCAGTTGTGGCGGGACGAGGCGTATCAGCTCGGCATGATGCAGGAAATCTTGACCGACATGGTCGCCGCACTCGGACGCTCCCTCGACCTCGGCGTGATCCACGCCCTCGATCCACGCACCGGCATCCACATTGATCGGATGGACCCGGCGCTGCATGACGCCCCCAACGTCATCGATCTCGCAGGTAAACCCGCCTACGCGGGAATTGACGCGGCCGTTCAAGCGGTTCTCGCCGCGGGCTATGCCCCGAACGGTATCGCTCTCTCCCCGGCATTGGGTGGCGTGTTCGCCACGCAACGGGGCGGGATGACCGAGCAGCGGCTCTACCCGGACTTCCGCATTGATTCGGCCAGTCAGTTGGAGGGAATGCGGTCCGTGGTTTCCCGTACCGTTCCGCCGGTCCTGATTGGCGGATCCGAGCAAGACGCCAAGTCGTATGAGCCCCTGGCGGGCATCGTCGGCGATTGGAACGCGATCCGTTGGGGCATCCAACGGTCCATGAAGACCGAAGCGTTCGACGTGGGTGACCCGGACAACACTGGCCGCGATCTGGCTGGCCATAACGAGGTTGCGTACCGCGTTGAGGTGGTTTACGGCTGGGGCATCGCCGACCTCGCCGCATTCGCGTTACTGCACGGGAATCCCGCCGTCAGCGTTGGAGCTGGCGTGAACCTGCCGAACGCGACCGTGGATGTCGCGGCGGACACGGTGGACGTGACCGCTGACACCGTCAACGTTGATGGCGGCTCGACCCGTGCCGCCAAGGCCAAGGCCGCCCTGGCCGACTAGGGAAAGGTGGTGAAGCGAGATGGCCGTGACCATAACCCCAGATGACGTGGTGGCCCTAGCGCCCCGCTTGGACCCGGAGAGAGTTGCCGCGTTCATTCCGGGCATGTTGGCCACGGCCATCCTCGCCGCACCCTGCCTCGGCAAAGTCGAACCCGACTCGGATCAAGCCCAAGCGGCGAAACTGATCATCGTCGCCGCGATAGCACGCCTCGTCGGAGCGGCCACGAACCCGCCCGGCGTGACCCAGCAGACTGCCGGGAGTTTCAACGCATCCTATTCGCCGGTGGTTGGCACGTTCTCCGACAAGGAAATCCGCGCGCTGCGGGATATCTGCCGGGGAACGGGCCGAATGGGCGCCATTGACACGGCCCCCAAGTTCCGGGGGATGGACCGCCACTGGATAGACGGGTTCGGCGAGGTGACCTAATGGGTCACGTCGCGAAGCCGTCGATTTGTCATTGGCATTTCGAGTACCGGCCCTGCAATCAGTGCCGCGAATACACCGATCTGCACCGTACCGGTACGGCCCATGATGGCGCGGATTGTCCGCATTGCCTTTTGGAGGTGGAATGATGCTCGCCCCTTACGGTGAGACGATCACGCGACTACAGCCCGGCGTCATCAACGACCCCTACTCGGGAAAACCCGGCCCCGACTGGAACCACCCAATCCGCACCGAGATTCCCGGCTGCATCATTTACCCGACCGGTAGGGCTGCGGCGGAAACCGCTGACGTGGGACGCCCCGAACAGGTGGTCGACACCCTCACGGTGCTACTGCCACCCGACGCGAGCCTGGACTCCTCTGATCGGGTCGAGTGGGACGGCAACGAGTATGAGGTGTTGGGTAACACGTTCCAGTTCAAGAATCCATTCACTGGCTGGACCCCCGGAGGTCAAGCCATCATCCGGCTCACGAAGGGGTAGGGCGTGGATATCAAGATGGGGAAACTGAACTCCAAAACGATGAACCAAATGCTCGCTGGCGGGCTCGG